GTCCCTTGTCATTCAGATCCGCACAATGGACATGAGCAGGAGCGGTATTGATCAATCTGATGGCTTCCATAAACTCAGGAGATGGATTTCCTGGCGAATCGCGCATTTGAAAAGCATCGTCAAAGAATGTTATTTTTTGACCTACATAGCCATCCCAATAATCTGTTTCGTAATTACGGACATAAATCTCATTGCGGGCATTGGTCATGTTGTATTTGCGGTTTGCAAGTAAGCTGAAAGCCAATGGATAGAGTAATTCTGATTTACCTCTTCCTGAATCTCCTGAAAGAAAAACTGCAAGTGGAGCTTTTCGTGGACCACCTTCATGGACAGTACTGCGGCAAGCAAATTTGAACAAGTCATTGACAAGAGGAGTTATTGAGGTTATAATACGTTGACAATCAGTGGGCATTGATTTCCAAACAACTGGGGTATGTTTCCATCGATACATTTTTGTAAAAAGTTCCTCAACTTCTCGAACGCTAACTTCATCTCGGGCTAACAGATTTCGTTGTTTGGCATCCAAATAATATTTAACGCGAGTTACCCACTTATCGACCTCGTCAACTATACCTTTTTCGTGCATCAAATCTTCACGTTTAACACCCAAAAAGTACACTTTAAATTCGTCAGAAACTAATTCAAACATTTTTCCTGCCTGGTCCCAAATCTTGGACAATCCAGAGAAGGCCTTGGGCACGATATCAAGTCGTCTCAACAAGTTATCATAAGACTTATCAGTAGGAATCCGAGATACTCCAAAGAAAGCCAAAAGCGTGAAACAAATTTGTCCAATGAGGGGTATGTGATCTGAGCCGTTCATTTCAAATTTCCATCCAGCAACATTCAAGAGTTGTCGTATTTTATCAGTGACTGCCTTAGGCCAATTGAAATAGATGAGAGCAAGCATAATAACTGCACAACCTATTTTCCAATCCCAGGCCAATGCAGCAAAGCATAAAATGAGTGTTATAATTAAACCCAAAGCAGAAACTTGTGTTGTAACGTTCTTGACGAATTTGTTTATCGTTGCTAAAAGTCCATTTTCCTGTTGCAAGCGCGATGTTAAGTTGTTAATATTCGACAATGTTGAAGCAGCAATATCTGCCAAATTTGTATGTGTGGCAACAAGTTCCGGAATTTGAGTCATACACGTGTCTGCCAAAGATTCAGCTGCGTCACGAACCTTATTAGTAGCATCTAAAACCTTAGCTCCTTCTACTACTGTGGCAGCGGCAGTGCCAACTCCAGGTAATACGAAATTGGTGGCAGCATAAGCAGCAGCTCGTTGTACACTTGGACTTTTGATCAATTTTACAAGATCTTCACGTTCCATCTGAAATTGAAATTTCTGTTCCTTGCGAATCTGTAGTAATTTACGTACCAAAGTTTTGTTCTTTTCATGTTGACGTTGTCGTGCATTTTCTAGAGCGATAATTCGTTTTCTAAGTGTGGCTTCTAATTGATATTGAATATTGAAAACAGGACCTGGATTACTTTCAACATCTCCATTTTGAGTCAAGTCTGCAACATACATCTTCTCTACCAGTTGCAGCATTTCCTTTGCACACTGTTGTTTAGGAATTTTCTTTCCACATCCAATTGCTGTCGTAACAAAATGCCAAAAAGAACATTTGCTCTGAAAAAGTGGAGCTTCTCGTGGTGATGGTAAACTTTCGAAAGTATACTCCACCTCTTGCTGACACTGATCAGCAACAAGCTTCAAACCTGAAACATGATCGTTGTTTAAAATAATAGGGGTGAGACTGCGGATCACTTGTTTCTTATTTTGTGACATTTTGATCCATTTGTGTTGTCTGTTCCAACTGTCAATATGCTTTCATATTGTCATTGGTCTTTCCCAACGCCAGAAGACTTTGTCTCCAGTCAGATAAAATTGTTTCAAAATAGTCTCGTCCATTTAAAAGATATAACACAAATTCATTGTCGTCGTATTTCAAATAGTGGCCTCCGACACTAATCTCCACGCCGAATCATTATACAAGAACCTGAAATGAGGGTATCACCAACTCATCACCATTTCAGTTTAACTATCAATACAAAAGGAGAGCTTCGTCAACGTCCATCATAGCCTGGCTAGGACTCAGAAGTTGCTGTTGTATCTTTAGTATATCCTCATACAAATCTTCAACGCTTCAAAATCTCTTCCGTCTCACGAGAAGAGCGAAGTGAATGTACCCTCTACAAGAAAACTAAAATAACTTCAGTATGTCATCCTAAAAATTTCCTTGAAAATTCCAAAGTAGGGTTATCAAATCCTGATGTTGATTTGCAACAATCGATTCCGATGTTGTTAATCGTTGCAAATGGGGTGACAAACTCGTGTGTTCGCAAGTGAAATTCCTCGCAGGAATACGTCTTCCTACACTTTAGCGCGTCCAACCAAGAACGACATAAAACAAAATTCCTCGCAAGAATACAGTTTCCTATACTTGAGTACGTCCGACCAAGAACACTCGAGGTGGGTCTGCTTATAACTGTAGCGAACTTTATCATTTTATGAAGGGTCTGCATAAACGTAGCGAACTTTATCAACTCGTG